CTTCGGCATTGCGCCTCCGACACCCTGCAGCGTCTTGATCATGGCATCGATGTTCCTTTGCGGGTCAGCGAACTGCCGCTCGAAGTCGGACGTGGCAAGGTCGAGGTTGCGCTGCGTCTGGCCCTGCTGCAGGCCGCCCGCCGTCTGCAGTGCGTCCACGCCCCGCAGGCCGAGTTGCTGCGCCAGCGAGGCCAACCCGCCCTGCCGCGTTTGCTCCTGCTGGGCCGCGCCCAGCGACTGCGCGTAGCCACGCTCCAGCGCCTGCGACTGCTGCGCCGAGATGCCCTCGGTGGCCTCGCGGACGGCGCGACCCATCAGCTCGGCCTGCCGCGTGCCGCCGAACTGGCCGGCGCGGATCATCGAGCTTTCGATGCCGGGCAGGATTTGCTCGTTGAGGGCGCGCGTGCCCATCTGACCAATCCGGTCAACGACCTGACTGGTGTAGGGGTTCATGAACTGCTGCGTCACGTCGGCAGTGTTGCGGCCGGCCTGCGCCAAGTACGGCTGGTAGGCATTCGCCGCGCCCGGCGTCTGCTCGAAGGCCATGTTCTGCAGGGCCGTGAAGTCGGCGATGCGCGGCCCCGGATAGATGGGCGTCGGCCGCGCAGAGACCGCCTGCTGGTTGGCGATGGCCTGCATCGCCGCGTCCGTGACAAAGTCCGGCGGGAGCGTCTGTTCGGTCGAGGCGTAGGGGTTGGCGTTGGCCGGCTGGCCTTCAGCCATGAAAGTCGAAACGGACATTATGCGCGGCCTCCGGCGAGGTATTTCTCGGGCCGTTTAGCATTAGCACTAAACTTGCCCTTGGCCAAGTTGCGGCCCTTGTGTTTGCGGACGTTGATGCGGAAGTCATCGAGGCGCTTTGCGCCCGCCTCGCTGGAACCGTCGCCCAGCATGGCGACCGTCTCGGCGTCCATGACATACTCCCCGTCGCTCAGCAGCGCGGGGATCTCGTCACTGCGGCCGGTGCCGGCTCCCTTGACGGCGTAACTGCCGCGCGAGGTGCCGGTGCCGCGCATGGAGCCGCCACGCGCGCGGCGAACGGGCGGCCCGAAATTGGCGAGGAACTGCATGCCCTCCTCGGTCGCCAAGAAGTCCGTGATCTCCGCGTCCGTGGCGGACGGGATGTACGTGCGGATGAGGCTGGTGGCGGTGGCAGTGGGGTCTGCGGTAGCGCCAGTCTCTGTCTGGGGCATTGCCACCGGCGGCAGGTTCAGCGCGCTTGAAGGCCGCGCGGTGGGGGTGTTGGCCGCCAGAGCCGCCCGATACTCTTCCGGGTTGCGCGGCACGTTTTCGAAGAACGACGCGCCGGGCCCGTAGCCGTAGCGCGCGAAGTCCACGCCGCTCATGTCGCGGGGCGCGAGGGACATGCCCGAGTACTGGGGGCTGGCCGCCGGCAGCTTCGCGCTGAAGCGCGGATCGAGCGAGGCGCGCGTGCCGGCACCGGCGTTGCCAGTGGGTACACCCCTGCCGCCCCCGCCGCCGCCACCCAGCAAGGACACGAGGCCGGCCAACGCCGATAGGCCCGCACGCACCGGGTTGATCTTGGACAGTACGCCGTCCTTCTTCTCGCCCGGATCCGCCTGCTCTTGCTCAAGGGACTTGCCCTCCGCACCGGACACTTCGGCCGGTACAAACGCGTCCGCAACGGAAGCGAGTAGGTCGGTGGGCTTGTCGCCTGTAGTACTCGCGGTTGAGGTATTGGTAACAGTAGCCAAGGGGCCTTCTGCGCCGGTGCCAAGGACAACGGGAGTAGCTCCTGCCGCCGCGCCACCGGCAATCACAGCCGGGTTGGTGTCTGTGGTTGCGGTATTGGTGACCGTAGCCAAGGGGCCTTCTGCGCCAGTGCCAAGGACAACGGGGCCAGTCCCCGCGATCGCGTCTCGCGTTCCGGTATCTGTGGTCGCGGTATTGGTAACCGTAGCCAATGGGCCTTCTGCGCCAGTGCCAAGGACAACAGGGGCTGCTCCGGCTGCCGGGCCGCCTGCGATCACAACCGGATTTGTGTCTGCGGTTGAGGTAACCGTCTGGGTTGGCGAGATCGTGTCGCCCGTAACCGCAGACGGATCGACGATGTAACGAATAGCGTCGGAAGCGGCAGACGAAGCACCGGCCAGAGGCGACGTGTCCGTCGTGCCCGTGACCGTGGTCAAGGGGCCGTTTGCGCCAGCGCCAAGGATAGCGGGAACAGCCCCCGCCAGACCACCGGCGATAACGGGAGCCGCCACATTCCCGAGGGCTTGTCCTGTAACAGTAGCCAGCGCATCGCCCGCACCAGCCGCCAGCACAGCGGCTGGGGTGCCGAGGCCCGTGCTTACAAGGTTGCCCGCAGCGTCGGTCAGAATACCCGCGTTGTTGAGCATCCCGCCTGCGTAACCAAGTTTCGCCGCCGCTGCCTCGCCCGGACTAACGCCTGAAGGTGCGCCGCTCGGCATGATGCCTTTCAGCGCTCCGGCGGTGACGCCCGTGATAGCTGCAGTCTTGAGGGCGTCGTCAAGGGGTTTGCCAACCGCCAAGTTGCCAGCAAATGAGCCAGCCGCAGAACCAAGGCCGGCACCAAGGGCGGAGGCGCTGCCCGCAACCTGCCCGGCCTGAATTAGCGGGCCGAGTGCGGCACCGCCCATGACGGAAAGCGCAAGCGGTATGAGGGTCTCAAGCGCCCCCATGTTGTTCTCTTTATTGGCGTACACGTCCTCAAAGGCCGTGATCGGTTCGCCCGTTCGCGTTGCGGCCTGCACTTCCTTCTGAAGGCGAACGTCAACTTTAGCACCGCCTTGCTCAGAGATGGCGTTCGCCTGATTGACCAGCGCAGCCACCTCCTGCGGCGTAGAAGCAGAGCCAACCACCTTACCACCGACAGTCAGTTGATAGTTGGTGTCGGGCAGCGCTTGGAAGTTGAGGTTCTCGTAATCCTTGTTGCCCTTCAGCGACAAGATCGGCGCGGTCTTGGCGTAGTCGTACAGCGGGTCGAGGGTGCTGAGCGTGCCGGGCGCGAACAGGTTCGACAGGCCGCCAGACTGCGCGGCGTTGCCGACAGCCGCTGCGCCTTGCTGCAGTTGCTGAAGGAACTCAGGCGTCATCGCCGGTACGCCCGGCTGCGCCATCGGAGCCGTGTACGTTGCGGCCGGCGGCGTGTACGTAGCGACCGGTGCCGTGTACGTCGTAGCCGGCAGGCCACCGTAGCCGCCGTAGCCGGAGAAGTCGTCGAGGAAGCTGTTCTCGTAGTTATCTTCGCCGTACCGCATTAGCCCTGTCCCTCAAGCATCGGGTAGACCCGCATTGCCCACTCGCGCCAGTCATCGAATTGATACGGATCGGGCACGGCGCGTGTTGAAAAGGGCGACGCCTTCAAGAAGGCTACCGCCCAATCTTGCCAGTCGTTCTCGTCGTCAAGCCGACCAAACGCCCACGCATCACCAACCGACAGTATAACGCTATCGGCCCAATCAATCAACGTCATGCCGCGCGGGTCGATCATCCGATCACCGTGCCGTCGCCGGGCTGTAGGTGCCCCAGTATCAAGCCCATCTGATAGTCGCCGCCGATGGCGTTGCTCTCGAAGCGGAAGCGGAGCTCGCGGCGCTGCGTCTTGAAGTACACGACCTGATCCTGCGGCGTTGGCGGCGTCTCGTAGATGGTGTGCGGCTCCGTTGACACCTCGGGCGCTCGCGCGTTGGCGCGGCCAGTCACCTGCATGGTCATGTCGCCGCTCTGCACGAAGTCGGGCTCAACCATCAGCACCTGCAGCGCCTTGTTCTCTTGCCCTATCACCGGCAGCGACAGATCGCCCGTCTCGAAGAAACTCAGCACGGGCTGGATGTTGATGCCGTCGATGGCGTCCACGCCCACCTCCTGCACCCACAGGCGGTACTGATCCGCGCCACTCTCCTGCGTGACGCGCACGTCGTCATTCTGCGTTATACGCGTGTCGTTGGCCTCGGTGACGCGAATTTCTTCCCCCGCCGCAGTCGGCACAACGCCAGTCATGATTGGCTTGGGGAAGACCGTCGGAGACACGGCCGCGCTGCGCCCGCCGTTGGGCAGCTCGCAGTCGTACCACGTGTTCTCGCGCACGTTGTAGATGACGGCGTGCGACGGCTCGACTGCCTCGCCGCGCGGGTAGCACCACCAGATTTCGCCGTAGCGCGGCACCTTCATCGCGAACACCTTCTGGCGCTGCGACTGATTGAGGCCGTCGAAGAAGTAGTTCAGGTTGAGGTTGTTCGGCACCTCACGCACGACGCCGTTGAACATCAGGAAGCGGTCAGTGCCCACCCAGTAGAAGATGCCGTCATACTCAATGACGGTGTTCGCGCCGAGGATCGAGCTTTGCGTGCTGATCGTGTCGAACTGGAAGATGGCGTCGCCCCCGATGAAGGAGGCGCGCACCAGCGAGTCCGCCGACCAGAACAGGCCGGACGGTGAGTTGCCCGGCCCGCCGCGCAGGGCAACGCCGCGCACGATCTTCTGCGAGGCGATGTTGGCCGCGCCAGAGCCGAGGCTGGTGTAGTCCGTGGGGTCGCCCGCCACCGAAAACGCCACGTAGCCGTTGTTGCCAAAGATGAACGTGTAGGGGTGCAGCACGGCCACACCGCCGGACAGGCTGTAGCCGGTCGGCAGGTTGGTCACCGGCTGCAGCGGCGCGGTGCCGAACAAGTCGCCGTAGAAAAGCTGGCCGCCGTCCGCGTTGCAGATGCACTCGAGGTTTGGCGCGACCTGCGCCATGAGCTGCATGCCGCCGAGGCCCGGCGCGGCGATGGCGTCGAACTGCCACATGTTGTTCGGATTAGCCGCCAGCGTCACCGGCGTCCGATTGTTGATGATCGACGTGTTGAAGCCGTTGTCGATGTAGAAACGCTCAATCGCGTTGGCCGAGCCGCTGTGCACGTAGGTCAGGCTGTTCTGCGTAAACTCGTGCATCGCGCGGCTGACCTCGCGCAGATACTTGCTGATGGCGCGGTAGCCGCCCATCTTGCGCGGCAGGCCGCGCTGAAAGCGCACCCACTGCCCGTCGACGTAGTTATCGCCTTCGAACTTGGTGCCGTCGCGCTTGATGCCCGCCTGCGACCGTATCTGGACGATTTTCTCCGCCACTTAGAAGCTGCCACCATTGACGGTGCCCACCGGAGCAACGCCCAGCGTTGTCCACGCGTCGTTGGTCGTGAGTGCCGTAAACAGGCCAATGCCCACTGCGGTGCCGCCCAGATTGATCCGCGCCCCGCTCGCGTTGATTGCGCCCGTGCCGCCATCTGGGATACCGATCGGCACGGCAATGCCGCCCGTCTCGGCGTCAACAACATTGGTACCGTTGCAGTACAGGATGGCGCGGGTGTCGCGAGCGACAAGGACACCCGGCGTCTGCGGGCTCGTCCTGACGCGCAGTGTGAAGGAGCCGCCCGTCGTGCTGTTCGTCACCCAGTATTGCTGGGTCGTCTGCGGCACAATGATGTCGATGTTGCCACTAATCGCGCCCGTGAACTCGTAGGCGATACGGTTCAGTTCCTGACCAAATAGGGCGCGGTTGCCGCTCAGGCCGGCGAGGTTGATAGACGTGTAGTCGAAGGCGAACACCGCGCTCTGGCCGAGGCCCAGCGTGTACCAATTGATGCCGTCCGTCACCGCCGTGGCGCTGTCGCCGGGCACGAGGGTCAGGGACGGTGCGCCGTTGATCGTCTCAGCGCCTTGCGGGTCAATGACGAGGTTGCCGGTGCCGCCGTTGCGGACGGCAACGAACCAGTCGGTGCCGACCGAAGACGAGGTGGGCAGCGTCAGCGTGCCGAGGCCGCCCGTCCAGACGAACATCTTGGCGCGATCGGGCGCACCGGCGGGATAGTTGCTGTTGAAGAGTTCGATGGGGGTTGACTGCGACAGCGTCGAGCCGGTGGCCGTCAGGCCGAAGCCGGCCAGCGCCGAGGCCTGCGCCTGCGCCGTGGACGCGCCGTAGCGGAACGTGCGCCACGTACCAGCGGCGGTGGTGTTGTCGGTCAGGTAGATTTGCCACTGCTGGCCCTGCCCGATGGACAGGAGCGTGCCGCCCACGCTGTTCTTGACCGTGATGGTGGACGGGCCGAGGTTGTTGAAGAGGATCGTCTGGCCGCTGCCCGTCTCGTTGGCCGGCGGCAGGCTGATCGCGTACGCGCCGGTGGGCGTCACGTCGATGATGCGCGCCGCCGGGCGCAGGAGCGTGTTGCTCTCCATCGGCCAGTCCAGCGCCGTGTCGGCCGTCAGCGCAAGCGCCAGATACGACACATCCGAGGGGTAGATGGTCGTGCCGCCGAAGATCTGGGTGTAGGTGTTCGTCATTATGCCTCTTTCCGAACCGCCGAACGGTCAAGGATTTTGGCGAGATCCTCGCCGTTAAGCATCGAGGCCGCCCGGTCATACATGTTCTGCCAGACGGGGATGCGCTCGTCGTTCTTGAGGAACGGCGTGGCCTCGAGGAGCGCGCCGTACAGCAAAAGCTGCGGCGCGTATTCGGTCAGCCAGTTGGTCTGCACGGCGTCGTCCAGCAGCGGCGGCAGCTCGTAGTACAGCACCTCGAACGGGTAGGCCGCGTCGGGCGTCGGCGCAATCAGCCAGTGGCTGTAGTCGTAGTCGCTGTAGAAGATCGGCTGTTGGGTCGCGGTGCGATCCGGCCAGTAGCTGAGCAGATACTCGTAGGCGCGGGAGAACAGCACCTTGCGCGTGTTGTTGTTCGCGCCGGTGCCGATGTTGATGCTCACCGTGTCGCGCCAGCGGTCGGGCTTGTCGTACACGGCCACGCCGGCCTGCAGCGTGCCGCTGACGACGTTGATGAAGCCTTGGATCTTGAGCTCGCGCGCGATGCGCCGCTCAGCCAGATTGATCAGGCGCGGGATTTGCTCGAAAACGACGGGGTCGGACGCGTAGGTCGTGCCGCGCTCAAGATAGCGCCGCACGTCCTGCTGGAGCGTCGTGAAGGTCATCGTCGTGGCCATGGGATGTCCTTATATCACTTTTGCGGCAATTGACTAGCTTCGCGCCACGCCTCGATGGTTAGCCGGTGTTTCTCCGCGCAGTCATTCCTCCGCTCGATCAGGTCTTTTTCCCACAGCAGCCGGGCTGGGTCGAGGAAGGGCTTGGGCGGGTTGTTTAACTGGGAACACGGGCTCGCCAGATTGGCCGGCGGCGGCCTCAGTGTTTGGATTACCGATGACTTCGACGAGCACCCGGACAGCGTCGTCAGGAGGAGCGCAACTGGCAGCAGCGGCAGGCACCGTGTGGTAAATCTCGCGAATGGTGTTAGTCCGCTCGACGGAGCGCACATCGGCAGCGGCGCGTGTTTCTTCATATTCTGCGGCCTTTGTATCGA